CTTTCCTAAAACTGAGGAAGTAGCAAATGTTTCAAAATTTGTTTCTAATGTAATAAACCAAGTTTCTGTTATTATTTTTAAGACAGTGCAAACATTAGTTACCAGATATTCGAAACCGTACAAAAAGCACAACAAAAGAGATGCACAATTAACCTATACAACTTTGGTTAATGGTTTGTGCACCGCTTTGTACAACAATCCTAACTCCATTAAGAAATTGGCCAAGGAAATGGTTTGCGATGAAAAAGAGATTCTTAAGAACGCATTTGATTATGCTGAATCTCTTAGCCATAAGCTAGGTACTAACTACATTGATGATAAAGAACTATTAGAAATTTTTGACAAAGAACGTGATGGACAGTTGAGTTTCTTTAATAAGAGACAAACAAAATGGAAAGCCGAAGATGCATTTGACACCAGCGCTAAAGTTGGTCAAGGCGTAGCTGCTTTTGAGAAGAAGGTTAATATTTTATTTTCCGCGTATTCTCGTGCTATGCTTGATAAAGTCAAATCAATTCTTTAAAACAATAAACGCAGGATTTTGCTTGCTACCCACAACAGCGAAGCTGGTTTGAATGATGAATATCTTTCATTGATCAGTGGAACTAAGAGTTGTAACTATACTTGTAATGATTTTAGCGAATGGGATGCTTCTTTTCGCACACCGTTCGCACGGTTAACGAGTTTGTTGCTTAAATTGATGGGTATGCCTGTAGATATGATTCATTGGTTTGAGAAAAATCGCGAAAACTGGCAAATGGTTTATCGCAATCAATTCGGTTCAACTATACTAAATGGTTCTGAAAAACAATTTAGTGGTAATCCTTTCACCATCTGTGAGAATACCATCGGCAATATGGCCCTATGTTTTTCTTTGTTCAAGTATAATAATTTCCAATTTGGTATGTTTAAAGGAGATGACTCAGCTGTCGGTTGTGATAGTTCTTTAATGTTACCTATAGCTAAAACAATTTTAGACTTCACCGGTCATGGTTTGAAATTGCACAATAGTCCCATCGGCGAGTTCGCTGGCTGGTTTTTGTGCGAGGACGGTCTTTTTCCGGATGTTGTTAGGTACACTGCTAAATTTATTAGCAAGAATTATAGAGATAAAGATCATTTTGCAGAAGCATTATCTTCTTTACAAGAAAGATGTTCGTCCGTCAAAACCGAAAGTCAAAAACAAATCGGTTGCCAGATTCTTTCTCTATATTATACACAGACTACCAAAAACCCCATTTCAGCGGAACAATGCAATATTT